TTCCGTCTTTTAAAGCTTTAATAGTTTCTTCTGTAGTCCCTAATAAACCTTGATCTAATATAATATTAAAAAATTTTGTAAATCTAGATATATCTTTAGCAATATTTGCTGTAGAGGTTGTTGTGTCTTCAGAAGTTGTAGAACTAATTAATAATCTAACTGATTCTAATAATGCACCGTGAGCTAATACTACTACTTGGCAGTTATATGTACCGTCAATGTTAAACTTATAATTAAAGTTAGTTATACGTCCTAAGAATCCATCATAATTACCATCGCTATTTTCTTTTAGAGTATTTATTTGATCGTATATTCTTTTTTTGTTATTTTCTTTTTCTTTATCGCTAGTTATATTGTCAAAAAAGTTAGATATAGTCTGTATAGTGGTTACTACTTCACCATTATTTTTTTTATATATAGTGTGTCCCCATTCAACTAATAAATTCATACCTGGTCTGCAGTAAAGTTGCTCCATTACTGATAGCTGGTCTATGCTATTACATTGAAAATCTATTGCTACTCTTTGATAAGTACCATAAGTACCTAATATTTCTGATTGAAATCCTGTAATTCCGGGTATAGGTCTATAACCACTTCCAACACTATCTAAAATATAAGCATCATCGGTATTATTAAAAATACCTGCTCTCATTTTTTGCTTACTATTTAATACCCCACCTGCTAATACGTTAGACTTAGCAGTTTGACTAGAAAACTTATTTCCTCCATCTGGATCTACATCTACTGCTGATGATATTTTAACCCAACTGGTTTTACTATTGAGATAAATTAGATCATTAGTAGTTCTACCAGATACTTTTTTGAGAGTTTCTCCTCTTTTTTTTATCTGATTTAAAGTTTTAATTGATAAGCCAGTATGTATTACTGAGTTTGGTGTCCATCCTAACGACATAACTATCTACTTTTATTTACCTCTTCAAATAATCTTAATGCTAAAGCTTTATCGGCTGGTATTCTTAGTTGTTTACCAGGTGTAGCATTTAAAGATGCTCTTTGATGATTATTAGAAGAAGCTATTATCCACCATAATGAAGAATCATTATAAAACTCTAACGCTAAAACATCATATCTATCTGCAATACCTGCTATAATATAGATATCATCTTCTGATTCTGGAATAGCAGGGTATATAGGATTAGTTATATAAGTTTTCCCTCGTTCAGTTTTAAATTTTTCTATGGTTTCGTATCTATTCATTTGACTGTTTTATATACCTGTTTTTACTTTTATCTGAACCGAAAGAAACATATCTTGGACCGGTTACTACTCCTTCTCCTTTCTTTATATCTTCTGTTGAAGGTAAAGTATATTGAGATGTAGGTATGAAATTATGTATTGGTGTAAATCCTATACTAACATCTAATACAGTAGGTAATTCTTGATGAGGAATATCTCTTTCTTCACCTTCAGGTCTTTGCATAGCAATTTCCCAAGGGTAGTCTTTATCCCATTTGAAATCTACTTTATCAATAAAACCTGGTTGTCTATGTAAATAGTCTCCTACTGTGAGCCTAACTAGTGTACCTCTCATAAAATTATTATCATAAGTCGGAGTAGTTGAAGAAGCTAAAATATTTAACTTTTGATATAATGGTCTCATTTCTTTTGATGATTGAGCTGATATTTTAAATCCTACGTTTACTTTTCTATCTGTACCCTGATAGGTATAGAAATTTTCTGCTCTTCCTACATAATTGTAACTATTCCATTTACCAGAAAATCCGTCAGTAAAGCTATCTAAATAAGCTCTAAAATATAAATATTTTACTTTAGGCTCAGAGTTTTTATCTCCAGGAGTAATTACTTCTATTCTAAATTTTATTAAATCTCTAGCTTCTTTTGTACCGTCTAATTTTTCTGAGGAAGGTCCTAATAGGTTTATTTGATCTTGTCTCAAACTTTCATTTTCATCATTCACAGGTAATCCGGGATCTCCGAGATTTATCCTAATAGGTAATGCGGTTGCTTTTTCATCTTTTTCAGTAACTTCATCGTCACCTGTTATTCCTCCAAATGCTGTATTCTGAGCAATTGGTGTGCCGTCTAGATTGTAAGTACCGTCGGCTCCTACAAATTGAGAACCAGGCTTTGGTTTAGTAGGGTATAATTTACCAGCAGGGCCTTTAACACTTAGCTGTCCATCAACTTTAACAGATTCATTTTTTTTAGTATTTGCTGTACTAATAGGAACTTTACCGGTAAGTTGTTTATCATTATCACTATCATCTTTTATAAAAAGAGGAGCAAAACCAGGTGATACCATAACATGAGGAGGAACACCTCCTTGTTCTATCTGTCCTTTTTCTTCTAAATAAGTTCCTTTTATACCAGCAAAGCTTTGAACAAAATGAATACCGGTTCCATTAACTGGTGTTTGAGCTAAAGTAGAACCAATTAACTTAGCAGTATCTGCTAAACCTTGACCTACTCTTTGTAGTACTTTACCTGCTGGGCTTTTTTTAGTATCAGTTTTAAACTGAAGTTGTTTTAAGGCAGCATTATTAGCTAAAAACTTTAAACCTTCTGGTTTAATCATTAACTTTGCTACTCTTTCTAAATCAGTAAGTCTTCGACTAGCCTCAGTAGTGTATGTAGGTACTTTAGCATCTGCAACCAGAGGTACGTTTTTAACGACCAAAGGTTTATTACCAGATTCAAACTTTATACGGTTAGCCACAGGGACTCCGTTATTAATATAGTTTCTTAATATACCCACTTATTTTAGTTTTTATGCATTACCCGACTTCAAACCACCAATTTTTGTTTGGTATGAAGAAGGAGTTTTACCATCTAAATCTAATTGTCCATCAAAAGATCTTTCTAATTCATTAGTATGTATTGCAGAAGCTTTATTTGCTCCTGGTAAATTTTCAGGAGTTACTCCTTTTCTACTTAATGAAGTTGGACTTTCTTCAAATTTTTTTAAAATTCCCATAATTGTTTATTTATAAATAGTTTTTTATCCGTTTTTAAAGTTATCTACAACCAGCGCTGATTGAACTGAATAAGTATTCATCTTAACGTCACTGCTTTTATTTAATATTTGTTCTAATAATTGATTCTGTCTTTCTAACATCTGATTCATTCCATCTCCGCCTCCCATTAGATTTGTACCGCCTAGTATTAAATCACCTTTATTGAAAGATGTAATACCGCCACCAGGTCTACTGATAAAATCTGACTCGGCTGGACCTGTTGAAGGATTTTCTTTTTTATTATTAGCTATCTTTTTCTGACCGGTTAAGCCTGCTGCATCTGATGCCATTAACCCTGCATCTATTGCTACTGATACACCTGTACCTAAGCCGGGGAATAAAGAAGCAATACCAGAACCAAATTCTAATAATCCTCCAATCACATCACCTCCTATCATTCTCTTAATTCCGTAATAAGCTCCTACAAGTAACCCTATTACCGGTATTTTTTTTAAGATCATTTTTATACCACCTTTTGATGCTGCTTTAATACCAGCACCGGATAAGTACTTTCCAATAGATTTAAACTGTTTCATTGCAAAAGTAGCTGGTGCGGTAATATTCTTAGCAAACATTTTACCGAGTGCCATTAGTTTATTACTTACCTTTACTAGGCCTACAACCATATCGTTAGGAGCAGATCCTATTGCATCAAATATAGCTCCGACTTTATCAAAAGCTAGAGAAAACTTACCAGCAGCGTCTGCTAATTTTTCCATTGCTTCGGCTTGTCTTTGAGCTAAAGTTCTATTTCTTACTTGTTGAGATAATTGATCATCTCCTAATGAAGCTAATAATTCGTTTTCTAATCTTTTAGCTTTATCAAAATCACCTGCTTCTTTAGCAGCATCTATTTCAGCCTGTCTATTTTTTACTGTTTCAGCTAATGATGCATTTTGATCTCCAGTAAAGTTTTTAAGAGTTTCTTGCTGTAATAGTATATCAGCTAACTGATCTCTATTCATTCCTAAAGCTTTAGCCTGTGCTTCTTGTGCTAATACTGATTGGCTTTGAAATTGATTTATATCTCCTACATTTTTAGCTATCTCTTCTGCAAGTACTGCTTGATTACCAGTTAACGCTGCTGCTCTTGCTCTTTCTAAATTTAACTGTCTTCCTGTAAGTAATTCAGCTTCTAATTCATTAGCTATAGAACTTTCAAAGTCTAATAAATTTTGACCAGCAGATTCAAGCAATTGCATTGAAAGACCAAATCTTCTTGCTTGGTATGCTGCTTTTTCAATACCTCCTGCAAATTTATCCGCTGTTAAACTAGTAGCTGAGCTAGAACTTGCAATATCTTGAAATACATCTTGAAATCTTATAGTAGTATTATTGGCTAAATTTTGACGAGATACAAAACCTGCCATTTGTGTATTCATTTCTGAAATACTAGTACCGGTTGCTGCAGAAAACTTAGCTAATTGAGTTGCTTGTTCAGCACTTAAACCTAACTTTTGTGTCAGAGTTGTAAATGCTACTACATCTTCTTTAGCAAATTTAGCTGAGAATCCTACTTGTTTGGAAAACTCTGTTGTTGAGGCTACTAAATCTTTAGATACTATACCAGGGGTTGCAGCAGCTATACCTACAAACTCTGATTTAAGTTCATTAGCTTGTTCTCTAGTAATATTAAGATCTTTAGCTAATGCTGTTATTTTTTCTTGTCCTTTAGATATCCCTTTTACAAAAAGTCCTAAAGTAAATAAACCTGTTAATTTACCAGCGGCTCCGGTTAATTGAGCAGCTCCTGCTGAAAAAGCGTCTCCTCCTTCTAATGCTGCTTTTCTTGAAGCTTTTGATGCTTTACCTAATTCTCCAAATACTTTACCTAAGCCAGGTATTTTATCGGCAAATTCTGAAAATGAATCAAAAAAGCCTGTCTTTTCGTTTAAGTCTTCATTTATATCTTTTAACTTATCAAAGGCTTTTACTGCCTCATCTGTTTTATCAACAAAATCTGTATTTCTTTCTACTAATCTTAATAGCTGTTTTTCTTCTTCCCCTTCAGCATTAACTAAACGCTCTTGATATATCCCCTGTAAGTCATTTAATTTAGTTCTCTTAGCTTCAAACTGTAGTATTTTTTTCTTTTGTGCTACTGTGAGTTTCTCACCTGCGGCAGTCTTACGAGCTATTTCATTAATTGCTCCTACATCATTAGCTATAGATTTTTGAAGTTTAGCGGTTTCATCAACTAATGTAGCATTATCCCCAGCATATTTAGCCGCTTCTTTATTATTAGCGGTAATCTCTTTCATCGTTACCTCAATACCGGTTAACGTTTTGGCTAGGTCGTTTAAGGTTTCCTTAAAGGTCTTTGCTGCGGCTGCAGTTTCTTGGGTATTCTTTTTTACCTCTTCAGAATTTTGTTTAGCTTTATCAGTTGCCATAAATTATATAAGGTTATATAATATAAATAGGAAAGGCTTCTATTTGTTTGAAGCCTTTGTACTATAAGAAGGTTTAATATTAGGTCTTGCTAATTCACCTCTTTTCTTATTAGAGCTTTTATCGTATGCTTTTTTATTGGCATTATTTTGCTCTTCGTAAAATTCTTTAATTTTCTGGAATGTCCATTTTCTTAGCCATATTGGCATATTATAAACAGTATCCCAATCGTACCCTCCTTTACCATGGAAGACTATTTCATGAATTTGAGTAAATAAAGAAGGTCTATACTCCTGAGTCAGGCCAAAAAAAGCCGATCCCTATGGGTATAGCAACGTCCTCCTCACCGCCGTCTTCATTAGTATAATTAAACGTAAGATCAACATCTGGTTGCAACCTAGAATACTCTTTCCTTAGTGCTCTAGCATCTGTTGCAAGCATATATTTATCAACAAATTCTCTTATATCTTTAACTTCAGACGATCCGTTAATAGATAATATCATTCTTTTTAATCTAGTAGTTACTTGAGGCGAAGAATTTTTATCTATTTTTTTCAAACCTGCAATTTCTCTATCTACTGCTTTTTCGTCACCATGTGTAAGTAATTTAAATTCTACTTCATTACCAGAAGGTAATTTGAGATCAAACTTATTACCATTTTTATAATTTTCGTCTTTTATAGCAATACTGTCAACTTTAGATAAATCGACTGTAACTTTTTCACCATTATGCTGAATTTGATATTCAGGGCCGTAAGATAGTATTCTTGCTGCTACCATAATAGCATTTTTATCTCCAATTAATAAATTATCATAATTAAATCCTTCAGTTGTTATTAATGACTTAATTAATCTATCAATAACAGTACCTTTAGTGATGTAATTTTGATTTGTTAAGATATCCTCCTCTTTTGCTGTCATGTATTTCATTTCTAATACACCTTTTGCTAGAGGAGAATCTTTAGGATATAATAACCCTTTAGAAGGTAATTCTACCGTTTCTGTAGGTATTTTAAACTTTGATTCCATAAATTTTATTTAGTTAAAACCGGTTCTATAATAAATATAGTAAAAAAATATTTTGAAAACAACTATTTTACATAAAAAAACCCAGACTTGCTGGGTTAATTTAAAATGTATGTATGATTCTTAGTAATTTAGTATACAATAATCCATTGCTACTGTAATTGATAAATCAACTACTTCATCAGATGACCAATCGTATTGACCAAAGTCTCCATTTGTTAAAAATGCTCCTTTGATTACCCACTCACCAATTATATCACCTACTGGTCCTAAGATATTAAGAGTTAAATCTTTTTTGTAAAAATCAGAATAACCTGCTCTACCAGTTACTGACTCATAAGAAAGTCTAGCCCACTCCATTACTGCTTGAGCTCCAGAAGGAGTAATTGGATCATATAATACCATTGTTATATCATCCCACTCTCTTTTTCCTCTAATTTTTCTATAAGAGTTAATATGGTCAAGCTTTACTACATTATCTGTAAAAGTTGGAGCTTTTACGTTCTTCACCATAAAGGCTGGAATAGTATCAATGTTTAATACAAATCTATTCTGAACCTTTGGTTCAAAAGCTCTAAACATTATGTCGTTTGCGTCTAGTATTGCCATGTTCTTTATTTATTATAAATATCTATATTCTTTAAATTATTGACCAAAAGTAGCTCCTGTTGGTTCTACTGTAAAGTCTAGTACTATAAATTCTGCTGTTTTAGCTGGTTGGATAAATATCTGACCTACTAATTGGTTTCTATCTACTACGTCAGCAGTATTGTTTGAATCATCCATTACAACTCTGA